GTATCACCAATGATGAATAATCAGGGTGGAATGACATATGGAGCACCAGATATGAACGCAAATCCATTTTATGCTAATGGAGTAGCACCAGCTCCTATTGTTAATGCGCCTGTACCGCCAATGGGTATGCCGCAGACTTATTCTGCGCCTACACAGCCTCAGCAGAACTATCCGGTATATGGAGCACAGAATCAGCAGATGGCTCAGCCAGCTCCTGCACCAGCTCAGCCAGCAACTCCAGATCAGCAGACAACAGTTCCTGCAAATGGAGCAGTAGAAAGAGTAAATGCAACTGGAACACTTGAAGCATAAATTTAAAGAGAGATTGTATTAATTTACAATCTCTCTAAACATATTATTAAAGTAGACAAGAAAAGATGAGATATTATCTCTGCATTATCCTTGTAGTCACGAGAGTGGTCGTAGTCGGACATGATGATGCGTTTAATATGCAAGAGTCCGCTGCGAGCTAAGTTGATATTAGGATACGCCAAACATCTGTCTATTTTAACATATGTGAGTTCTGAGATCGATCGTTGTTTGAAGGATAAGACTTCGGCAATTGGGAATGAATATGGAAATGCGGTTACTTTGCTACAACGGGCTTAAGCGCGCGTATAGAAGCCCCTGCAAGGTTGAATCGTTAAGGGAGATCATTCAGTCGGAGCACTCGGTCAATCTCAGAACGCAATTAAAATTAATTTCATATATTTATGCTGAAAATAGAGAATAACAAAAGTGTAGAAGAGAATTCTCTTCTACACTTTTTTATTTTTTAAATATACGTAAAGGGGAATAATCATAATGGCTAAAAAAGAATTATCCCAAGAAATGATTGACAATATCAAGAATTATGGTGATGAGCTTATTACAATTGATAATTGGGTAGCTCAGGTCAGACAGAATATTGGTATGTGGATTGGTTCTAGAGGATTTAAAGGTCATTTAAATATGATCAGAGAAATTATCCAGAACGCATTAGATGAAATAATGAAAGACAGTTCTCCGTGTGATACTGTAATTATTTCATATGATGAAAATAG